CCTCCTGCTGAATTACAAGTGTCACCCACCTATCAAAGCGGAGGTCTCGGTATGATTCTCTCAATGATTGTAGCGTATGCTAAGAATGAAGAAGGCGACCAAGTAATTGGTAAAGACAACGCTCTACCTTGGAAGATCAAGGAAGATATGGTCTGGTTCCGGGAGCAAACTATGGACAGTGCAATCGTCATGGGACGTAAGACTTTCGAGTCTATCGGACGAGTACTCCCCAAGCGGTTGAATATTATTGTCACAAATGATCCTGAGTACAAAGTTAAAGGTGCTTACATATTTACCGACCTAGACGCTGCTCTAAGTTTTGCGTGCGCCAGTGGACATGAAGTGTTTATCATAGGTGGTGAGAGTCTCTATACTCAGTGTTTGGACAGGGTTGATCGTCTCTATGTAACTTTCATTAAGAATAAGACGTATGAAGGTGACGCGTTCTTTCCTAAGTGGAATCGTCAAGACTTTAAGCCTATCCAGAAAGAGAAGTCCGAAGATGAGGTCAACGGTACTATTAACTACACTATTTTTCAGAGAACTAAGTTTACAAATAAACAGGTTGACCCCATGCCTAATTCCACGTATAATATAACTAGTGAGGGAGGTTAGTGTCCTCTTTTAGAGCTATCGTAAATGTGGATGCAGACGGAGACGTTACCTGCTTTTGTCCCTATGAGAATTACCTCAAAGGAAAGTGTGAGTGTAGGGTCAAGTTTGATTGCCCGGAAGCAATGATCGAGATAACAGTGCTTCCTAAATCCCGACCGTCTGAGCAGGTGGAACTCGGGATCAAGAAGATCGCGCGCGAACTAAAGAAGTCCGAGCGCACTGTAAAGAAAGCTAACGACCGGATCAAGCAGGGTCTTAGCCAATTAGAAAAAGCCACTAAAGGTACCCGTTGGAGGATTTAAAATGGCAGAAGGTCGGCCCAAGATATTTGTTATCGGGCACGGTAGACATGGTAAGGATACCGTAGGAGAAATCATCCAGGAGATTTGTGGACTTACGTTCGAATCCTCCTCTATGTTCTGTGCGGAACATGTCGTGACTCCGTGGTTAGAGAAGTTGGGTATCACCTATGACTCTCTGGACGAGTGTTATGAAGATCGGGTTAACCACCGGATGGAATGGTACGACGCTATCAGAGACTTCAACAAGGAAGACGAATCAAAGCTTTCTGCCGCCATTTTTAATAAGTATGATATGTATGTGGGTATCCGAAGCCGTGTTGAGTTTCTAGCAGCGCGCCACCTATCTGATCTTAGTATCTGGGTAGAGGCTTCGACAAGAGTACCGCAGGTAGATCCTACCTGTAAAATCCTTCCTACTGATTGTGACATTATCATCGATAATAACGGTACGGAGGAAGAGCTTCGCGAGAAGATGGTCCGACTTTTGAATTTGATTGTCGCACCAAAATAATCTAGAGCAACGGTTCTTTGGACGGGTTTTTTGTCAACGTTGAAAACTCCTTGGAGGAACTAGGATGGCAACCGAACGGAGAGAAAGTACAGACACGGACGGAAGAGGTCTAGGACACTCTTTCGCAGCCGATAATGTAGAGCGGGGTACCCCTGAAGGTAACCAGTTCATTAAGCGACGTCCTACTTACCCTATTGGGGATAATCCTCGTGGGCGTGAGATCAGATGGAACGAGCAGGAAGCTCCAGATCAGAAGGGAGATATCTTTCGAGCTTACAAAGGACTTGTTCCTATTGAGGGTCAGGATCCTTTCGCACCGAAGCGTGTGATTAGAGTAGGAAGTACTAAAGAACTCCGACCCGCGTCTCCTTCTCGTTCCACGGACACAGCGGCTAACTTGGCTGCCCAGGAAGCTCAGCGATCCCAGCTGAGGAGTACAGACTTCGGGGCATTGTTTCCTTCAGCTACAATCACTGTACCTGCCCCGGGTGCTTCTGTTTCCCGAGGAACCACCATTCCGATCAACGTTACCGGTACACATATTGTCTCTGTGATGTCCGCCACACTGTTTGTAGACGGACAACCAGTAGATAGAATTGCGTTGGATAGAAGCGCGCAGCAGAGTACACCTACTGCAGAGTTTACTTTTAGATACCGCATCCCAGCTGACAGAGCTTTGGGAACTATGACCATCGAGGCCCGAGTTTATAGTATCGAAGTGGCTGCGCAGGGTGTGATCCTCGACGACGCCATCAATGAGTTTGATACCCAGTTCCGCGGAGGTGTTAGTACTTTGGATGGTAGACTCGGACAGGCCGGATCTACATCACAGACCAGCCCCAAGCTGGACCAGGACCCCTCCATGTATTTGCGAACTCCCGAAGGAGTTTCTTCCATTACAGTTAACGTTATTTAAGGAGCATTTGTGCCTAAGAAAAAGAACACCCCTAAGACCACTGTGAACGTGGAAGCAATTAAGCGAGATGCAAAGAAGGTCGGCGCGGAGATCCGCAAAGCCAATCCAGAGTTATATGGAGGGGAAGTGGTCGCAGGTACTTCGAGACGCCAGTCTCCTCTTGAGCAGGAGATGGGTTCTTCTAAGTACAAGGACATGATTCATAGTCACAACGATAAGAACAAGCACATTCTAGACAGATTACCCTTCACCTTTCCTAAGAAGAGTGTAGTACGTTCTCACCGCAGAGACATCCTAATAGAGTGTGCAGAATGTGGGTATGAGAGCTATGGCTCAGAACATACCTACATGAAGGTGTGCGGTGGGTGCAATAAGTCTACGAAGGTCATTAACCCCGAAGCAGAAAAAAGAGGGGAAGACAGGGACTTCAGTCCCGGAATTTTCGCAACCGCTTCTGATATACTTGAGATGCGTGAGAAGCGCCGCTTAGCAGAGGAAGCCAAGAAAAAAGACCAATAGCCTTGCATATTTCCGAAATTCCTGTTATAATTGTCTTGAGCAACGGGAGATTTAAATGAGTAATAAGAAGAGATGGCACTCTTGGGTAATCAAGAGGAACAGATACGAGAATGTTATCGGGCACATACGAGACAATGTCCCCGAAATTGACAAGTATTTTTATCCTCTCATCAAGAAAGAGTACCAAACAAAGAGAGGTATCAGAGTTAAGGATAGACCCCTATACGAGGGATATCTTTTTGTCAGATACGATAACCACGATGAAGTGTTTCACAAGATGAGTCAGTACGCCTTTGTAACTACTTACGCAGGCACGGTCGAGGACCACGAGATCACTAGAATGGAGGAAGCCCAGGGCAAACTCCTGACAGAGATCAAGACCAGCAGATTTTCCATCGGAGAAACTGTAGTGCTTCTGGACGGACCTTTTAAAGGTTTTGACGGAACAGTAGTCACGCTCCACAGAGGAGTGGTTACGGTGAAAGTGGACGCACAGCTACTAGGTAAAGCGGTCGAGATCGCTTTTAAAGAGGATTCCCTAGAGCGTAAAAGTGCGTTACAAAACACGGAAGTACAGGACATCTAAAATGGTACAAGGAAGAAAACCCGGAAGAAAACCCGGGTATAAGCACGATAAAGAGACTAAAGACAAAATGCGGAAGTCCCATACGGGACATTCTCAGGACGAAGATACCAAAAATAAGATAAGCCAATCTCTGAAAGGACGAAAGGCGTCTGAAGCAACGCGCGAAGCAATGGCACAAAGCCACTATGATCTAGAGCGTAAGTGCTTACACCGCTTCTTAGAGATGCGTTCTGAGTACCCAGGTCAAGAAGAATTCTTTGATTCTAATCGCACGGCTCTACTTATAGCTATGCGAGATCTAAAGTCCGAGACGGAACTACGTGATATTCGTAGGTATATCGAGACACTTACTATCGAGGAAATTCCACAAGCTTACTTAGAGTACCAATATGATTCTAGTTCCGTCTATGCGCACGAGGCTGCCATGGTGGATCTTATAGACGCTGCAACCTTTCTGAGGAAAGCGTTACGTACCAAAGACGAAAACACTCTACTCCATTGATTTAACTAAGTAAACACATGCTTTAATTAACCTATCACCTATATAGTGAGGGGTGAACTGTCTACAGTTCTCCTCCTCTCTTTGTTTGTTCGGGGGGACGAATGACCGATAAGCCAAAGGTAAATGAGAAAGAATTAAACGATGCCGCAGCGAAAGACCCGGCTAGTAAGAGGCACAATAATGCCAATAGCCGCAAGAACTTAAAGCAGTACCAAGAGCCTGTCGTCCCAGAGATCCTAGATGAGGATATGGAAGAGGACGCGCAAGCACAAGAGATTACTGTGGGCCGTAAATTAAGCCCAGAGTTAATCAAAAAGCTGATGCCTCAGCGGGGAGTATTCACTGCTGCCGAGAAGAAACGATTCACTGGAATCGTAGTTCAGTTTCTGGCAGACTTTAAGAACGAGGAACCCACAGCCAACGATGTGGACGACATCTTTGAAATTGCCAAAAGTGATGTTATGGAAATGAGATTGCTTCAGGCTACAAAGAATGATCCACAGGGGCACATTGCGGTTTCACAATCGCTTGAAAAGATTTACAAAAGAAAGCAGTCAGCAAAGGAAAATCTAGCCAGTCGTAGAGTAGATCGTAAAGATTCTAGGTCAGACTTGGATGTTACTATCGTTGATCTTGTTGTAATACACGACCGGACGGAGAAGAGCATACAGAAAGCAAGAATCGATGCCCTTTTAGCCGAAGTAGATGAGACATCTGAGAAACTTAAAAAGGTCCTGGAAGACGACGGGTACTAATGCAAACAGATGATCCCGAGTTCACAGCAGCTGCTGCAGATCTCATAAAGTTCTATCGAAAATATCCTGAACTAGCCGCAGAAGACTTATTGAATATTAAATTATCTAGTATTCAGAAAGTAGTCTTGCGGTCTATGTGGTTTAAGAACTACGTCATGGCGATCATGTGTCGTGGTGCAGGTAAGACGTTCCTTCAAGCAGTACTAGCTGTTTTAAAAGCCATGCTTTACCCAGGACATCGTGTAGGACTCATCGCTCCCACCTTTCGTCAGTCAAAACTTATCTTCGACGAATGCTCTCGCCTATATCAAAGATCTCCTATTCTGAGAGATGCTTGCGAGAAAAGACCCACCCAACAGTCAGATAACTGTTATATACGGTTTAAGTCAGTAGCTGGTCAGCCTGGTTCACTGGTTCAAGCTATCCCACTTGGTGATGGTACCAAGATTCGTGGTTCACGATTCTTTACTATTCTCCTCGACGAGTTCCCACATATTCCCCCTGAGATTTTTAACCTAGTTATTAGGCCCATGGCTGCGACAGTGGCCGATCCGATGGAGAATGTAGACAGACTTGAGCGCCGCCAGATTCTTTTAGATAAGGGTTTAATTACCCAGGAAGAATTGGATGACGAGGGTAGTTCTAACCAGATCATAATCACGTCGTCCGGCTATTTTACGTTTAACCACATGTACGATCTCTATAAGATCTACCGCGAAGAGATGCTTAGGGGTAACGAAAAGTATGCCGTGTTCCGAGTACCCTACACGCTTCTACCTGTTGGTTTCCTCGACAAAGATAACGTGGAATCTGCAAAAAGAGAAATGTCTAGCCTCGAATTTAGGATGGAGTACGAGGCCGCTTTCATTCCAGACACAGATGCTTTCTATAAGGCTTCCCTTTTAGAGGCCTGCAGT